CCATTTAATGCACTACCAACATATTGGTATTTACCAGTTGCACTCATTGCTATACTACCCCAAACAGCATCTGCACCTGATAATATACTAAAACTTGCACCATAATCTGATGATAAGTATAAACCATAAGTATTACTTTCATCACTTGGTGCTACCAATTGATATTTACCATCTGCCGATATTTTTAAGGTTGTATAATCTAAACTTGATATTGATAGAAAATTACTTGCTGCAGTCCAAGTTGTTGTTCCAAATGATGGTAAGGATATATTGTTATACATTAAATAATCTACATATTCATTACTAAAACTTGAGGATGTATCATAACTGATCTGACCGGTGGAGTTGTTGTAATATAATGCTAATGTTGCTCCTTGGTATCCTTGGACTGGTTTAACCCACAATCCAGTATATCCGTGGAAGAAATTACCTGTAGCATTCAAGACTATACTATTATTGGAATCATTTTGTGCGTAAGAACCTATTGCTACACTAAATGTTCCTCCATCACTGAAATTCACATTGTTACCTATACTCACACTGTCTTGTCCGGAACGAGTCCGTCCTGTTCCCGTGCCTATTTGGACTGAACCTTGACCTGATTGTGATTCACCACTATATCTACCTATCTGAATTGAATTTATTCCAGCATTTGTTTCTGCTGAAGCATACCCTAATGCTATACTGTAAGAATCTGTTGTAAAACCATCTCCTGCTCCTGTTGCTAAATATACATTGTTTGTAAAGGGGTCTGTAAAGTCTCCTGTCACACCTTGTGTTCCTTGAGTTCCACTTAAACCTTGAGTTCCACTTTTACCTTGAGTTCCACTTGAACTACTCAACCAAAACCTCGTATTAAAAATCGGAGGAATTGATGTCTGTGTTGGAGTATTATAATCTGCCATTATTTATTTATATTAAGAGAATTAATATAATCTAAATGTTTTTTAGATTTGAAATGTTTATATTTCGAATCTAATCTTATACTACTACCACATTCACTATATAAATTTTTCCGTTTTTATAGTCCGTTTTATTCTATAAGTTTCAATTGTTGAAATTAGAATTTTTTATACTGTTCTATGGCTGTTTTGGTTGATGTTCCCATCTCCTCCGTCTCTTTATCTATCTTACTTAATTTATCCATGCCTTTCAATACCTTTTCTGTTATATATATATGTCGCAATTGGTTTACAGATATGTTTTTTCCAAATATTCGATTTAATCTTGAACTTAATCCACTCTGACTTAAAGGTGTATTCGGATGTCGTTCGTTCATTATAATGTAATCACTTGGATTTATTTTACACCATTTATCTATTATTAATTTCAGTTTAGGTGGAATACTTACCTCTTGTAATCCATATTTCGAATAGGTCTTGTATTTATTGAAATAGAATTTGTTTTTATCCATATAATTATCTACATCCTTATTGATATTCTTAATTTTGAAATGAGAGTAATCCAAAAGACGGCGAGGTGGCACTAAAGTATACAAAGCCATAATCACCATATCTTGAATATTATGTAATTGTTCTTTTGTTAAAACCTTTCTATTCATCAATTTGTAATTTGTATTATACAATTCCTCAAATTTCTTATTTATATCATTCAAAGACATCCAATTCTCTTTTTGTTTTGGTGTTTTATTTTGTTCTTTCAATTCCATATGGGATTGTCTTGAATCGATTATCATTTGATTCTTGTATAAATTGTATACCTTTGGATTATTCATACATAATAATAATAAGGCAGCAAAGATCGTCTTTCTCCTATTCGGTCTCACATCTTTTAATTTAGAAATTATTGATAATGGTTCTTTGTTAAAGTAAGATATTAATTCTTTCACATCTTCAAAGTTTTTTCCATTTAGTTTTCTAAATAAAGATTTCAATATTGATGAATATGTATATACTGATGAATCTGATATTGCAGACTTTTCTTTTTGTAGATATTGTTTTAAATTTTCCATATTTTATTTAAAAGATTTTTTATTTTTATTTAATTAAAATGAATATAGATGAATCTCAACTCCCAGTATATCCGTCGAGAATTCTTAATCTTGAGGATTTACCTAATTTGAAAATTGAAGACTATAAAGAGGATTGTAATGATATAGTTGAAAGACTGAAATGGAAAGTAAAAATGATTTGGTGGTCTTGGTCGAACATTATTTCTCAAAAGGAAATCACTGATAAATTACTTTTTACTGATAATGATAGTTATGATGTTGAAAAACTAAAAACTATAATTATCACATTCTTGGATCGGATAGGTCAAATATTAAGTAATACTGAATTATTATCTGAATTAAGTTATGGTATGGAAAAACTTGACTTACCACAAGAAATAGATCTTGGGGACTACGGCCCTAAACCTTCTCAATAAAATTTTTTATTTTTTATTTTTCATTTTTTTGTATTCAACTGAAAGTTGTTTTACATATTGGTTTGTTGCATCACGATTTTTGAATTTCTTACCTTTCATTTTTTTGGTAAAAAATTCCCTCCATTCGTTTTTCTTTACTCCCTCTCCCTCTATGAATTTATTAGCTACAGCACCTATGTCCGTGATGAATTCGGCTAATTTGGTTGTGAATATTGGTAGATGATGAAAGACTTGCTCGGAATCTTGTTTTATAAATGTTCTTAATGGAGGTGTCAGTAAACCATTTGCCTCTAATACATTTAGAATGAAATCTTGGCAATTGTTTGTTCTTGCATTATAATTACTAAAATTAGCATCTCCCATTCTTTTTTTTGTCTTGTCTAATAATTCAGTTATACTGATATGTTTGTTATGTAATGGAACTACCATACTCTCCGTTTTGTCATTTGCATCTCGTCCCTCTTTAATAGATACAATCTCAAGTTTCTCCAAGACATATCTGTTATTTATAAACAAGGATAAATGTAATAATTCATCATAACTTGACTTTGATACTGCACTATCGAACTGATTTAGTGTTATTGTACTCATTAGGTTTTTTACCACATTGGATAATGGAGTACGATCTACCACTAATGAGGTAATGATTGTATCCCCTTTTTTACTCAAGAATTCTCTTATATGTGGAGGGTATAAAGCCTCATTCCTTTTATTTTGTTCTACAAATTCATTCACTACATTAACTCCATGAATTACATCTTTTACTGTGTTTCTTACCTTTCTTTTGATGATATGAGGGTTCTTTATATCTTTGATTGTATTTCTGTATTTTCTTCGTAAGGTATGGAATATATCCCCACCAACAGGGTCTTTTCGTCTTGGCATCTTTATATATATAACAAATTTTATTTTTTTTTTCTTATAATGCAGATACAAAAGTAAGACTAAATGTGCCCCAACTGATATTAAAGGTGCCTGATGTAGTATAGGCTCGGAGATCTATATTTGTATCTCCTCCACTTGGAACATAAATTGGTTGTGTATAGTTCAAATATAAGGCACTTGCATTTACAGATTGATTTGTAGCAGCAAAAGCAGGTTGGGATGTAGATAGAATCCAACTTGCCGCACTTGATGTTCTTGAATAGATGTAAGGTTCTATGCTTGGATTATCTGCATTATCTGCATCTTTGATTCTACACATAAAGGTCATTAAATAAATACCTGAATTTGTTGGTTGAAAATAAGAAGCCTGTGATCCACCGGATGTATAATAAGTTAATCCTTTCGAGGCTGATTCATAACTATTGGCTGCCATCTCATATACTATACTATATCCATTTGTTATGGAGGTATAAGTATTGGTTGCATTATTGACGGATACATAATAATAAGGCACCGTTCCAATTAAATAATCATAGGCAAAGACCTCACCATAGAAATTTGATGTACCACTGAAATTGGCTGTTCCATATACTGTTGTCGTTCCTGTCACTCCAATACCTCCACTTTGAATTTTCATTCCACTACTCACATTTAATCCATCATTAGTATTCACTGTTCCATAAAAGGTAGATGTCCCTGTTGCTCCTATTGTTCCACTTACTGATAAATTATCCGTTGTTAATGTTGAGTTCACTGTTAAATTTTCCACATCTAAACTTGACATTGTTATTCCTTGTGTAAAAGTACAACTCGATCCAAATGTTAAATCATTCGTATTTGTATCCACACTAATATCAAGATACTCCTTGGCTTGGATTTGATATGTATTATAATTACTCATTTATTATTATAATACATAAAATTATTTAACAGTAGAAAACCTTTTTTTATTGTGGTTTTAAATTATCCAAAAATAGTTTTTTCATCCTCCTCATCTATTTGTCTATATTTTTGTTTCATAAATTCATCACTTACATAAAAAGACCGTTTTTGACTTAATAAATAATTCTGTTCGTCAATATCATCTACATATTTTATTTTATTTATAATTGGCTTATCTACATTATTACCTATTAATCCATCATGTATATCTGTATATTCTTTATATTCATTCGTTGTTAAATCTAAATAGTGTGTATTACACCAAGATGGAGGTAATGGAGAATCATCGTTGATGAAAAAATTATAAAATTGTTCTTTTTCAGTCAAATTATAATGACTTGGTGCTAAATCATTTTGATCTTTATATCTGAAATAATAAAAATGTTGTCTTTTTCGATCATTATATTCTCTAACATAACCCAATTTATTCATTGCATAATAAAAAGACTTTACATTTTTATAACAATCTGTAAATCCGTCTATAATAGAACCATTTCTTTTAAATGTATCTACATCTTGTAAAGACATTGTACCATTATCTACAATATAAGTATAATTAAACATTTCCATTAACTGATTTGCTGTTAATTCTTTTATACATCGTTCATCATTTTCATCTATTACTACAAATGTTGATTCTATAAAAGTTTTTAGTTTTTCTATTGACATCTTTTATTTTATTTATATTCCTTTTAAATAGAATTGTTAAGATTCATTCAATTTTCACATCTGAATTTAGTAGTTTCTTTTTCCCATTTATCATATGCATCCGAATGTACTTTTGATTTAGTATGTCTATCAAACCAAGCACAAAACACATCTCTTTGACATATAATGCAAAATGTTTTACCTCTTGGTTGATATTTGACTCTATTTCTCCATTCACCATTTGCATTTACATATGGTTGAGTATTTTCTTTCCTGTGTCTCATTCTAAAATATTCCTTTCTATATAATTCGTTCTTACTACGATTTTTTGCAGGTATTAAAGTTTGGGTATGTGGGGTTCTTACATACATTATACCATCTATACATTCCATTTTATTTTACTTTTTTTTTTCTTTAAATTGTTAAATTTTAATTAATTATCAACAATTATTATTACTGACATTGTTCTTTATCACTGTCCTTATTTTTTCTTATTTTATTCTTATTCTTATACTCAAAATAAAAATATGACAGTCATCCAGTGATGTCACCAATGTTTGAAGAGATGGTTGAATTATTAATATTTTGTCATGGACTCATGATCTATATAAAATAGTAATAATATCTATTCTAAATTTATTATCTAAAAATACTTGATATTACTCACATCATTGACATGGATTGTTAAGATTACATTAATTTTCACATTTTGATAATAAGGAGATAGGTTTTTGATGTTTAGGTTTATCTATAGCACCTTTCTCCTCTAATTCATTGTAAATATCTTTGAATATAAATGACAACATTTTTAATCTTTGTCTTTTACCATCTGATTTTTTAGTATCTTTTAACTCCTCACTAATGCTCTTAATTGATCTTAATTTCATTGAAAAAGATTTTTTAGAATATGCTTTTACATTTCCATTATATTCCTCATTCCATCTTTTATAATTACTGAATAAATTCTCTAATGACTCACAATGATCTACATTATTCTTTTCAATATAATATGCCATAAATGTCAAAATTGTATTACAACTCATATATTTTACTTGTTCGTAGAAATCTGTCATTACTCTATCTTGCTCGCAATTAAAATTAGTTATATCTATTTTTTCTAATAGGTAATAATAAAAAGAAGCAATTAATGGTTTATTTGGATTTACATGTGATAGTAATTCATTTCCAAAATACAAAGATTCCTCTCTTGTTAATCTTAAAGCATTTGTATCAATACCTGTAAATCGTCTATCTGTGGCTTCTATATTACAAGGTACATTATGATTAGTACAACATATCATATTTAAATTATTTTCAACCTCTCTTGTTTCTTGTCCTTTAGGGGTTATTGATTGTGTTGTATTTGTAATAACTCCCTTTAATTGTTCTCCATTTTGAAAAGTATCTTTTGCAGATGTTTCTTCATATAGTATAAATAATTTATTCTCTAATTGACTATTGAAATGACCGAATAAATCTTCACCTCTTATAATAGATATGAAATATTTTTTACCAATAATACACTTACCAAACCATTCAAAAAACATTGTTTTTCCTATACCTTGATCTGATTTAATTATAGGAACAACTCTTGTTTTTGTGCCTGGTTTTTGAATCTGAATTGCCATCCATTTTAATAAATAATTATAAAAGTCCTCATTATCATCACATAATTGTCTTTTAATAAAAGCTAATACTGCTAATAGTTCTTGTTCTGTTTTTGGAGTTATAATTTCTTTATCCAAAAATGAAGCATCTAAACCTTTGAAAGCATTATAATATAAAGGTTCTCCGTTGCTATTAATTCTTTTAATACCATAATTATCTAAACATTCCAAGTTCAATGGACTAAATATGATTTTTTCATAATATCTTTTTTTAGTATCTAAATATAACCATTGACAAATAAATTTTTGTTTAATTTTATTTCCATTTTCATCAATAATATAACAATATATATTATTATACAATGAAATAAAGGATGTCTTTAATAATTCATTATTTTCATTTTCCACAATATTATATACTGGATGATATGTAGTAAAATGGTTTATTTCAAATAAAGACTTGGTTGTATCATAATTAAATATATTATTCAGTAGAATATTTCTTATTACATAATAGACGTTTTTTTTAAACATTCTATCATAATAAATAGGGTCATCAGTCTTTAAGAAATTAATAATATAAGATATACTACATTTTCCTTTCTGAAAACTATCAAAATTCTTTATTGCTTTACCATATCCTTTCCAATCATTTTCCACAAAATAAATACTTTTTGAGGAATAATATTTGAATATGTCTAATGCTTCATTA